CGAACGCCTCCCCTCACGTCAGAGTGATGCGACGAACTTAATCGACGTAAACTCTGACAAACTGGTATCACGGCGCTCCTGATTATACGTCGTGTTCAGTCCCGGAATGAGTTTTGACTTCCGGAGAGCAGTAGCCTGCGCCTTCGGCGACTTTCGCGCAAAGTCCTTTAGGTAGGGGTCACCTTCCGACACGAATTTGCAGAACTGCTCGAACAAGGGGTGATCAACGCAATTTTCAAGAATCATGAACGTACGGATAGCGCTCATGTCTTTAGACCAAAGAGCCTTCTTGTGCATCCGCTCGGGATAGACGAGGGATTTAAGTGCACGTATAGTTGGATATACTGCGCGAATCTGCCCTTGGTCATTGAGGTAATCCGCCTGAAATAATCTCTGCAGCGACTTAACTTTGTCAAGGTCATTGGTCGTTTTCTCTGCTTTGATTTCCTGTCCGACCGACTTCCCGTACTCCTCAAGGCGCTTGGAAAAATCGGCATCGTAGTAACGTTTGTCCACACACCAGGACATATCGTCACCTATAGCGTACAATCCTTCGTAGACTCTATAATGCTTGAGAGTTGCAGCATCTCGTCCGAGAAGCTTAGCTTCAGATAGCGCAACGTAGACTGACAGGATCCAGTCAAATATTGTTTCTACGAAGTTGGTCCAGTTTGAACCTGACGATACGCCATGTTCACCAACGAGCTCACTATCAGGCGAAATAATGAGCGGAATTGTGTGCATGTAGGTCATCGACTCGCGAAGGAGCGCACGATACCGCGGCTGAAAGCATGTTTCAAGCACATCACATACTTCCATCGTAGTAGCCAGCTTAAAATGCGCATCCGTCGAACTAAAATCCGAAGCAGCCACCGCCAGGCTCTGATCGCGGTAAGCCCAATTAATTCTAGCTCGCACTGTCTCGAATCCCTTCCATGGTGCCAGGAACGTCTCAGCAAATACTGATTTCATCAGTATTGATTGGAGAGGCTGGAAGTAAGAGCCTTCCACCAGGTTCGCACTCATTGGAAACATCCAAACCAATCGAGTTTTGCGATTGTAGTTCCTGAACAAAGCGATGGCAGGATATGTTTTCCATCGCCCATCCTCAGCCTCCTGGATAGACTGTGTGACAACTTCCGGCTTGTTCCGTCTGGTGAATAACGGCCAACCCGAATTACTCTCGAGGGTGTCTCGAGCGCGCATGTCGTCAACCACGCGATGATAGGGTACCGGCGTAAGACCGATGCAGCCACCTCGATGCAACATCTTCTCGACGCGTCTCTTTGCTTCTTTCCACTCGGAAGAGGAGAAAACTTCCGGCGTAGACCCTCCCTCAAATGAGGGATACACAATAGTGTCAAGTAGCTCCGAAATTGGCGCGATCCCACCTTGGGGACCCCACTTCTGCAGCTGAGCAGAATCGAACTGGAACACTTCTTGTTCGAACTTCGATCCAGAGGACAGTACGTCCAACTGTTTCTTCCACGAATCAAGAATCTGTTCCGGACTCAACATCTTCGTTTTACCTGCGATGTTATACAGGCTAGATTGCGGCGTAGCAGCACGTCCTGTCAAAAGGCCGCTCAGATACATCCGTAATCCGTTGTTGTTGGAGATAATTTCCAACTGATCTGGTTGTAGCTTGGTTTCTTTCATTAGACCAAAGCTCCTTTCTGAAAGATTTGTA